GTGGCTGTCTGAGCATAGAAGTTGAAGTACAGCCCTGAGCGAGACATTGCCAACGAATCACCAGCAAGGAAGCCAAGTCGATTCCTGTGAAAGAAAATGTCACGAATCTTCCTGCCAACAAAGGACGGCTGTGGGTTGGTGTTGTTGTCACCCACAAGGCGGCTTACCCAGCTGCACTTCTGGAACTCCCAGGTTCCTCCAGCACCCGACTTGGTGAGCTTGTGGGGCATCGAGGTTGCCTCAAAGCCAATTACAACACCGGGGGTAAGACATTCCTTCCACTCAGTGGTGGCCCACTCAACGTAATAGGGATCAATGTTGGGACCACTACCAGCAATTTTCACTCGGGTATTCAGTGGATACCGAGGGGGAAGGTCAGAGAACTTTGTGACACCATTGCTGATCACCATCATCGTTGCATTGCCGAAGGTATCAGACACCGTACAACTTGCCATCGGGGAGGATGTAGTGACCTCGATCAGACCTGTGATGTCAGCCACCTGACCAGCAGAGGTTCCAGCAATAGTGTTGAGTGCAGCTACCACACCAGCAACCACCTGAGACACATTGACACTCGTGGGCGATGTGTAGGTGGTATTGATTCCATTCACAGTCATGTAGTACGTCTGCTGGGGAGCAGCGGTACGAACATAGATGTATGCCTTGTTTGGATTAGGTGTGTAGGTATCAACAGGACCAGGAAGAACTGTGTAACCTGTGTTCACAATGAATGTGGTATCAGACACAGTGACACACCTGAAGCTGGCCTTGGGGTCTGAAGCAGACAGGTACGCTGAATCATTGAGGATGCTTGTGGACTCAGTGAGCCCAGTCGTCATGTTGACAACCTTCACAGTGGAGCCATCCAAGAGAACCCCATACCGATTGTTCTCACCTCGGTCGATAACGTGGATGAAGGCATTGCCAGACAGTGCTGAACCACTGGCCCACCCAAGAGGTGTGAAGCCAATGTGAGAGGTTCCTGGTCGCTTGTATAGGCCATCAACCACGGTGGAGAGTGCATTGTCTTGCTGCTCACCCTGTGTGGGGTGGCGCATTGCAGGGAACTGTTGGGAGACACCCCCGAACAAGCCGGGGATTGCACGGGAGATAAGACTCATTTAATTTTCACGATACTGTAAGACCCCTGCACATGAGAAGGAGTCGGTTAAGAAATTGGCATCAGCAACATCAGCCTCAAAGGACTGGAGGGCAACAAGGGCCATCTGTTCGTCTTGCTCTGAGTATTTGAAGACACCTTCACCAGCTTGCATCCGAACCTGGAAGGCACGGGCAGACCGAACAGCGATGTAATAGCGAACAGCCTGTGGCAGCTCATCCCAAGTCAGCAGCAGGATGACAGTTCCTGTCAGGTCCTTGGTGAAGATTGGTGTGTGATTCTTCCTGTCGTACAGGGCAAGGCCACGCTGAACTGCATTGATGTCTGTGTAAATATCATCGACATCCACAGACAGAGTATTGGGGGACAGGGGGATTCGACCTGAGAAATCCTTGGTCAGTGGGTAGCCCTCTTCAGTATTGAAGGACCACCCCATTGACTGAATTGCACGGGTGTTGTCATTGAGAACTCCCTTGGCAATAGACAGTGGAAGGTGTCCTGGCTGTGTGGCTGTCTGGACTGGGTCCTCATCGGCAGCCGTAAGCATGAGGTTGAGGGCTTCCAGCTCAGTCAAAAGTGAGGTAGTGGACATAGGTAACCTAAAGTTGAAAAAAAAGGCCACTACTGGAAATCCAGAAGTGACCTTAGTTGTTCTGTCATCGAGACAGGTAGTTGATGGCCCGTGCCAAAAGTGAAACATCATCCTTGGCATGGCCTAGAACTAAGTTACAGGTTGGACATAGCAGTCCCCGAACGGCTCCTGTTGCATGATCGTGGTCAATGACTAGTGGGTTATGTTTAAAGGAAGCGTGGGGAATTTGGTCCTTGTGGGTTCCACAGATGGCGCATGAGTACCCTTGATTTTTAGCAAGAATCTCAATTTCACCGACTGAAACACCATATCGGGTAGCCGAGGAATGATTAGACCGACACTGATTACATTCAGTTCTTTTCTTCCCCGACTCCCGGCGTGTAGTGAAGCAGTCTCCCGACTTTTCTTCACTACACAATCTGCATGTTAGGTGCAGCTTAAGCTGTGGTTTTCAATTCCACAGCGCATTCTGGCCTCAAAATTCCGTGGCCCATTGCGTACTTGGCAACGATCAACGTACCTTGACGGCGCATGTCGTATTCCATCTCGCTGGACAAGTCCATGAGCTTGAGAGTACCGACAGCATCGGAAGTGGTCACGAGAGCAGCCAGCTTGCTGAAGTCACCTTGGTAGGCAGCAGGACCAGCAACCACATTGCTTGTAGGCAAGTTGTTGGTCTTGACCAGCTGAACACCACCAACTTCGATAATCTTGCCAGCAGCAAACGAGCCGTTGGATTGACCACCGTTATAGTCAACATGAGTCAACAGTGAGTTGGGTGTACCAGCCAGCATGTAGTACTGAGCAGGCTTGATGTAGCCGTAGCGAGTAGCCGACTGAGCAACGTCCTTCTCATCCAAAGCCTGAGCAGCAGCGTAGAAGCCACTGATGAGGTCAGATGCGGAGGTGCGATACAGGGTAGACAACGAAGTCAACGAAGTACCACCGTTAGCGCCAGTGACAGTAGCAGAGGCACGAGCAGCCAGAGCCATAACTTGCAACACGTTCTTGTCCCAGTTAGTGCCCAAGAAGATACCAGTTTCAGCCGAGTAGGTCGAACGGTAATCGAAGTGGTTCTTGGCCTCGTCGATGTTGGGGATGAACACGCTGGACAACAACAAGTCATCAATAGTGATAACACGCTCATTGACGTTGGACACCTGACCGACGATTTCAGCACCGGGAGTGTGATAGCCGCCAGTTACTTTCCAAGTGGCAGGGAACGAAGCACTCTTGCCGGAGCTGATGGTGCGAACGAAGTGCTTGTCACGGGTGACAGAGGCAGTCTCAAAGGCAGTCAGGACTTCGCCAGAGAAAACCTTGAGGAAGAGAGCATCGGTCAGGCCAGAGCCATTTACTTGACCAATGTTTAGGGTGGTAGCGTTTGCCATTTATGTGTGGCTTTCTATAAAAGAGGAGGGGAGAGATTGCTCAGAGATGAGCAGCTTGTAGTTCGTAAAGTTTCTCTGTGTGGCTGCTAAAGTTGTCACCCCTCGGGGCGGCTAAAGTGCGTCAACGGATAGACGAGGGAACTGGTTGTGGGTTTAGAAGACTGACATTGCGCCAACACGGCGCTCAACACCAGCACGATAAGCAGGGTCAACCTTGTAGCGAGGGTCTCGCATGGCAGCAGTGACTTCAGCTCGGGATTGAAACGCCAGCGTTCCATCACCCTTACCATCACCAGCAATCAAGCGTGGATCATTACCCCGAGCTGCGGTGTATTGAGCCTTGAGGGAACCTATAGCTTGCTTTCGGGAAGCTGGGTTGCCCATGACAGCTGTATCAAAGGCTGCTTGATCGGCAGCATTCAAATTGACAGCGGCCCAGGACAACATGCTCTTGAAGGCTTCTTCACCACCAGCGTGGGAATGAGCTTCAGAGACAGCTGCCTGTTGTTCAAACTCAGCGACTCGGGCTGTGGCTGCTTGTCCAGCGATGAACGCATCGACAACATGCCTTGGGTTTCCTTTGGCTGCCAGCTCTGCATAGCGTGCTTCAGACAGTTTCCCATCAGCAGCAAACTCAGCAGTGAGTGCGGCAAAGTCAACACCAGCACCAGCAGCGCCAGCCGCTTCGGAAGCAGCCTGTGCAGCAGCATCAACTACTGGGACAGCTGGAACACCGCGAGACTTTTCAAGTTCAGAGTAAGACTTTGCGAGGTCATCTACCTTGACCACACCCTTATCAGCATCCCAGAATTTCTCAGGGATACCTTCGGGTCGTGCTGTAGATGAACCTGGGGCAGCTGCTTCTTTGACTACGGGAGCCAGAGCAGCTGAGTTCCCATCCACCTTAGCGATCATTGCTGCATCGTGAGTGGACAGGGGTACTTCAGATTCAAGTGCCATTAATTATCAGTTCGTACAAACCTCTCACCAGCTGTAGGTACAGGAGGTGGAGGCGTTGGTTTGGCCTTGGTAACCTTTGGGGCTACCTCGGGCTCATGGATTGGAATTGCGTTTGCCATAGGGTTACTGTGTTGGTGGAGCTGCTGCTGCTGCCTGTTGTTGACCAGCCATAGACTGCTTCAGTACGCCACCAGCTGCATTGATTGCATTGGGGCCAAGCTGCTGTGCCATCTGGCTCATCTGTGCTTGTTGCTGTGCAGCTGCGACTTCCTCTGCTGTCTTGATCAAGCCATCAGTGGTGATACCACGGGAGGTTGTAAGACGCTTGAGTAGGTCATCGAAGTTCAGGTAGGTCTTCAAGGCTTCAGGACCACCAAGGTCCACAACATCCTTGACGAGGGCTCGGAGGTTATCCAAGTCAGCTCCTCGGCCCAATGCGTCCAACCCAGTCACGATGACTGGACGAATGGAACCTTTAGGGAGTACGGGGAGCTTCTTGGCTTTCTCCATCTGAACCATCAAGCGGCGCAAGTAGGGAAGCTGAAAGTCCATTGACAGGGTTGAGTAGTTCCCACCCAAGGTGGAGTCAAGCTCTTGTGCCATGTAACGAATCTCTTCAGCAGTGACTCGCTCTGCATTGCGCTGCACAGCCTGATTAAGGGCAAAGGCAAAAGCCAGCTCCTCCTTCAGGTCTTGTGTCATCTGCCGTGCAGTAGCGAGGTCAACTTGCTTACCAACTTGGAGGACAGCAATGTCATCCACCTTGCCGTCAATGACAGCACCAGTTTCAGCTTGAGTGAGCTTGCTGGCTTTCGTGGTCCCGTTCGGATTACGAAGGAAAACAATCTTTGATGCAACAGCCGTAGCTTTGACAAGAGAAGCTGAAAGCGACTCAAGGCTGACAAGATGTCCAAGGTAATCTTCTACGAGACCACGGCCATAGGGACCTGTTGAATCAGGAATCCAACGCAGGGGGAGCCAAGGGCAGGCATCCACAGGGTAAGAGCCAGCTGAGGTTTCAATCTCAATGCCTTCTACTTCCTGACGGACGACCCAGTTACCCTCGGACTTGTCCTGTGCAGAGGTCTCTTCAATCTCTTGGTCTTCACCAAATACGCTGTCACCATCACGGGTGATCACTGTGTAGATACACAAGCCATCCTCAAGGTTCTCATCAGAACGCTTCTTGGCTTTGAGCTTTGCCTCGACCTCAGTGCGTGTTGCTTTTGGCAATGCAATAAGGGCAACCTTCTCTTCCACGATGATGGTCAGAGGGTTACCAGCTTTGTCTCGTCGGATAACGAAGCTGCTGAGAGGGAAAACTTTAAGGCCACCTTCAGGCTGTAGGTACACCAACGCATTACCAGCGACCAGGAGATGCTTTACAGCTTCGCCAGCAGGGGTACGGGTTGGTGTGGTATTGATTTCAGTCAGCACCATGTCTTCAATGGAGCCAAGGGCCTTGTCAATGTCTGCCTTCATCTTCGGACCACCCAGCTTGTCTTCCATCTCCTTTGTGACAGAGAGCTTAAAGAAGGCCTGTCGAGGAGGGAAGAGAGCGAGGAGGAGCTTGTTGGAAAGACTGTTGACACAGCGTGCCCCGAAGCTGGAGTAAGTTACTCTCAACCGCGTAGCACCTGTTGCGCCTTGGTTTGGAACGAGCCAGGGGAGGGTGTACTTAGAACACTCTCTTGCTCGTTGGAGGTAGGGAGCCCGGTCTGAGGACAGACGAGCGTACTCAGACTTGATGGTCATAGTGTTGGGGCCTTGCTTCCAGCAATGGTGATGTCAGAAGGAGCCGCAGCTTGCACCGATTGGGATGCAATACGCAGCTGCGAGATACCACCAGCCCTGCGACCACTCATGTTGTCAGCCAGCGCCATTGGCTTTGGCGGCTCAAGAGGGGCGATAGGTGCAACTGGAGGAGCTGGAGGGGGAGTAGAGGGGAAGCACATGTGTATAGGATTCTTTTGGTTAGCTAGAAGACACCTTTAGTTATCTTCTAGATGGGGGAGAGGGAGGCACTTAGAGCGAGGATAGGGTTTTAGATGCTGAATATCTGTGGATAACTCACCTAAGTCCTTGATTCTTATTGTGATTTGACCTCAAGCTGCATGAGCAAATCAATGAAATGCCGTGCCTTCTCCAAATCCTTTAGGCCCCCTTTGGTACGCCAGCGAGAAACGTACTTGATGACACAGCCCTCAGCAAAAGGAATCCCATTTGCATGGATGTATTCGATTGGCTGAATCTTGAGTTTCTTGTAGTGGTCTCCGCTGACCTGTACTTGCAGAGCAGAGGGAACAGTCATGTCAACTCGTCTACTTGCTGGCTCTTTCATTCCTGCAAAGAGGTCGAGCTGGGTTGGATAGGGTTCCATAAAATTACCTGTTGTGTTTTGAAGTCATAGTCAGAGGAACGACAGATACGAGAGACACGGGCCTGAACTAGTGCATCCTCTTCTGTCAATCCCTTCTCCATGAACAGCCCAACAATGAGAGACCAAACATCTACACCATCGTTCTCTGCCCACAGTAGGGTCTTGTCAGCCTTCACAGGGCCAGCACCTGGACAACCTTTGTAGCCATCAGTGGTATCACCCACAATGGTTTGGTACATGTGCCAGTGGTCAGCCTCTGTTTCGCTGATAAGCCGTGGCTTGGAATCCTTTGCAGGATTGAAGAGCCAGCCGGGGATGGTCTTCATGTCCTTGTCCTCCGACACAATGGTCCGTTTACCGGGAATCAGTGTGTGGTGGGTGGACAGGATGCCCATGATGTCATCAGCCTCCAGCCGGGGCTTCCGATATGAGGGATAGTTGTTCTCCATGTGGTCCTTGAGGGCCATCAGGAGTACAGGCTTTTCCACATCAGTTCGGTTTTCCTTGTAGCTGGGGAGAACATCTTTGCGCCAACCCTCTGCAGACGGAGAGGACAGGCAGATGATCAAGTCGGTAGCCTTTAGGTCCTCCTTGAGTTCAGCCAGCCATTCATCCACCTTGGGTGTTACCGTATCGAGGTCATCAACTGCAATACCAAAGGCATACTTTCGCTGTCCTTTGGCTGCAAACTTGAAGGCCACGATGTCAGCATCAACCAGCAGGGTGTGCTGCATAGAGCCGCTTATTGAGCAGCAGCCCCACAGCATGGGAGACCCGCTGTGAGATGGACAGCTGTTCGTCAAAGCCAGTCTTTGGGATACCCGCAAAGTCCAACAAGCGGTGACACTCGTAAAGCTCTGCTGAGTACAGGTCAATCACACCAGCTGCTTGTTCACTGGGCATGTCATCAAGCATTCGTTTCATCTTGCTCATCTACTTACCCCACCAATCCAAAGCTGGAGCTTGTCAAGGCGGTCGGCATTGTCGAGACAGACAGCATAGTTACTGGCGACAGTAAGGGCAGCTTGTTGAGGGGTGACGGTTTGATCATCAGTTCCTCGGGGGGCTGTGGGTACTTCAGCAGGGGCTGTGGCTGCATCGTGGAGCAGCCGCCAATCGCTACTGAGGTGGCAGCCGCCAGCATCAACAGGGATACGTTTAATGATTTCAACTTCAACATCTTTTGCTTTCGTTTTGATTGCGGCAGAGGACTGCACACGGGAAGAGAGGACGGTGGTGGTAACTGTCTGGACCTTGGTGGCCTCAGTGAGCTGCATAGCCTGAGCAGACACAGTCAGCAGTAGGGCAGTGCGCTCATCAAGGACAGCCTTGGCCTGCCACCCGAGGGCAGCAAGCCCTGAGAGGACAGCACCCACCATGAGGTACTTAGCCCACAGGGGAATCAGGTCAAACATCTGCATG